ATGATTCTAGCTATGTAATCACAAAACAGAAATCACTTAAATTCAGCACTATGCGCCAGATTAAACGATCAGCCAAAAAGCTATCTGAAAACCAGCTGATAGATTTGTGCGAGAAGTATCGCGTGAAGTTTTCCGTAGAGACTGTAAATGCAAATTCTATCAGGAAAGCGAAGCTTATTGCCGAGAAGGCGGCACTGGAAAAAATTCAGAGAGAAGGCAACTCTGGAACGGTTGACCCAAAAACAGGGGCCAGAGTGTTTTTATTATCTGACACACAAAGATGGACCAGACAAAAGTTTGGTTCTGGCAAGGTTCACGCCAGCGGCGGCAGTTTAAATATGGTAATGGCAACAGCAAATTTTTAACCAAAGGGGAAACAATATGGCAGAAGCATTAGTAAAGATTAAAGATTTACCAAACGGAGAGATAGAGCTTGAAGTTAAGTTTCACCCGGCCATTGATAATAATTCACCTGCGCATCAGATGGTAGCTGATATGGTGAAGATGCAGAAGCTGGAAGAAGTTAAAGCGAGTACCTAACAATGCGCGTGCGTTACGACAATTTTAGCTATCCACTGTGGGATGACTTGATAACGACAGTAATCCGTTACAAGTCTTTCTTCTCTAAAAAATCACGCAGACAGCGCAAGCTGGACAATATTGTTTTGCTGAATAACTCACTTAACAATGAGTGGCAGTCTGCATCAGAGATTAGTAAAAAAGTCGGTGTAAGTTTTCATCAATCAGTGAAGCTATTACAAATAGCGGTAGAACGATTAGATACCGTTGAATGTAAAAAGGTTGAATGGATTGATTACAAGAAAAGACACCGAGTAACGCACTTATACCGGCAGAAACAAAAGCCGGTAATTTTTAACATAGGCATATTCAGCCAGGTTATGCCGGTAGCAATTCCGGTGACTGGTGCGAGAGTGCATGTTTGTAGGGATGAATAATGGCAGACCCAAGCCAAATACTTAAAAATGCAAAGTACGAGCATTTTGCACAGTTGATAAGCAACGGTGATAGTGCGCCTAAAGCTTATGTGCTTGCCGGGTATTCAGACAAAGGGGCCGAGCAAGGTTCTAGTAGGTTGTTAAAAAATGTTGATGTTTGTTCTAGGGTGACTTACTTACGATCAGTCAAAGAAAAGCATCATGCAGAAGCCGTTAAAGAGGCCGTGTATAAATCAGGCGTTGGCAAACAATGGATATTAGAGAAGCTTAAAAAAGTAGTTGAAATTGGAATGACAGAAGAGCCGGTACTGGATAAAGAAGGCAATTTTGCAGGAGAGTACAAATCAACTAACCTGGCCGCAGCGAACAAGGCGCTTGAGTTGCTAGGTTCAGAAGAAGGTCTGTTTATAAAACGTATTGAAAATGGGGAGCCTGGCGCTTTTGAAAAGGTAAACGATGACGAGCTTGATAGAAGTATTGAAGAAGCCGCTGCACTTATTGACAGAGCAAGAGGCAAAACTCCGTTATCTGCTGCTGTTAAAGGAAAAGCAAAGGCGACTGAACGAAAATAAGCTAGACAGTTATCAGCCTTATCCGAAGCAGATGGACTTTCACGAAATAGGCGGCGACATAACAGTACGTGAACGATTATTAATCGCCGGGAATCAATTAGGAAAAACTTGGAGCGCAGGATTTGAAACAGCAATGCACCTTACTGGACGCTATCCGGATTGGTGGAACGGTGCGGCATTTGATTCACCAGTAGCGGCATGGGCCGCAGGTGTTACCAGCGAAGTTACTCGTGATGCGGTACAGCGCGTATTGTGTGGACGCATTAACGCTATTGGCACTGGTGCAATCCCGAAAGATTCTATTAAAGACAAGTCAATGAAGCGTGGCGTGGCAGATGCTATTGATACTTTAGTGATTAAGTGGGGCGGCGGCGGTGATGTGCAAGGCAGAGAAAGCACGCTAGGCTTTAAGTCTTACGATCAGGGCCGAGAGAAGTTCCAGGCTGAAACGCTTGATATAGTATGGTTTGATGAAGAGCCGCCAGCAGACATTTACACAGAAGGCTTAACCCGGACCAATGCAACAGATGGCATTGTTTACACCACGTTTACGCCATTGAAGGGCATGAGTGAGGTTGTTAAGCGCTTTCTGATAGATAAACCGGCAGGCACGCACGTTACAACGATGACGATTTATGATGCCTTGCATTACACGGACGAAAAAAGAGAAGCCATTATTAACAGCTACCCGGCGCATGAGCGAGAAGCACGCGCAAAGGGCATACCGACATTAGGGAGTGGTAGAGTGTTTCCAATTGATGAAGATACATTGAAAGAGCCAGCATTGCAGGCTCCGGTACATTGGCCGCGATTAGTTGGTATGGACTTTGGCTGGGACCATCCGACAGCGATTGTATGGGGCGCATGGGATAGAGATACCGATACCGTGCATATTTACGACTGCACAAGACTGAAAGAAGCCACGCCTATTATTCATGCAGCAACGATAAAAGGTAAAGGCGCGTGGATCCCGGTAGCCTGGCCGCACGATGGCTTACAGCATGACAAGGGAAGCGGTGAAGCTTTAGCAGATCAGTACCGGGCGCTAGGTGTGAATATGTTGAAAGACAAAGCCTCGCACCCACCGGCCAAAGGCGAACTGGAAGGCACTGGCGGTAACAGCGTTGAAGCTGGATTGATGGATATGTTACAGCGCATGCAAACAGGCAGGATTAAAGTAGCCGAGCATTTAAACGATTGGTTTGAAGAGTTTCGACTGTATCACCGTGAAAATGGTAAAGTGGTTAAGATTGATGATGACTTGATGGCAGCTACGCGCTATTTGATCATGATGCTACGCCACGCCAAAGTAAACACACCTAAACGCTCCACGGCTCCGGCTGCAGCATTTAGGGCGCTTGATAACGAGATGGGTTATTGATATGATTAAATTAAGCGGCAATAGCTTTTTGATCGCTACATTTGACCATGGCTTTGTTGTTCATAAATACAAACGCGCAGACAATGGCAGTTTAAAATTAACTTTTGATTGGATTAAACCCCATGGCTGATACGACTTTTGTAGGCATGCAATTACAGCTTCAACAATTTGATGAAATATTTATTAACGAATGCAAAAAGCACGGATTGTCAGCAAGTCAAACCCAAAAAGAATTGCTAGAAAATCCTGCGCGCAAAGTAATGGTAGATGCGATGGTTAAATCAGAGCAACTTCGCACAGAAGTTGTAATGCGCAAACAGTTTGATATATTATAAATAATTAAGCCGTAATTGCATTAAGAAGTATGGTTGCTATGCCGAGTTGCAAAAGACATTGGGTAGCGCGAGGTGCGGGGCCTCGTACACGCGTCCAGTGGAATAGTGGCCATACTTGTTGGTGTAATGCGTAGGCTGATACGTACAGATTTGTACTGGCGTTTGAAAGTTGCAAATATGGGAATGCCCAGAGTTAATAACGAAAGCTAGAGTTCAGCACTAGCACACTAACAACTAAGCCCACTTAACCGTGGGCTTTTTTACGCCTAACACACAGGTGGACGCTAGTAGTCTATGAGAAATGAAAAAATCATAGGACTGCATCATGACCACTCAAGTATCAATCATTCCGCGCAGATGCGTAGGCCGCCAGACAGTTTCAGTTACGACTGGCGCAGTAGTTACATTAACGATTCCGGGCGGTGCAGTATCGGCAGATATTCAAGCTGATGGTTCAGCGGTATCAATCACAAAAGATGGTACAACACCGACTGCAACAGTAGGGCAGCGTATTGATGATGGTGTAATCCATTATGTTGATACGCCATTGGATAGCGTAAAACTGATCGCACGCACCGGCACGACAAACGTACAAGTAACCTACTACGACAAGTACTAAGTTATGCGTATTAGTAGAAACTTCCGCAATAGGCAGCCAGATGGCGTGCAAACCCTAGGCCAAAAAATCGCCGCCATCCTCCGCAAATACGGCACAGACGCCCACGTTTACTTGCCCGGCATTGGCGTAATCAACGGCTTAACTGCTGGCAACTATCTTGATTCAGCAGGAACTACTCATGCTACGGTGGATAATCCAGTGGGGTTGGTGCTTGATGCTGCTGGGAGTGTTGGGAGTGAGTTAATACCACAACCATTAGATTTAACTGCATGGACAACAATAGGAACGCTGTCTGCTGTAAATGCAAATTCATTTATCAATACATCAGGCGGCGGTGCTGGTAAAGTATATCCTGCAATATTGCTTACTACAAAGTTATATAGACTTGAAGTAAATTATACCAAATCAGACGCTATCACAGAGTTTGGTATGTATGCGAATAATGGCTCAAATCCAATTAAGACCTCTACTGCTGCATCTGGAGTGCTATCAGCAAATACTTACCCTGCTGCGGCTGGTGGATTTTATTTAAGACTAGCTGGCAATGCAACAGTAACTATTAATTCAGTTACTGCTCAAGAAGTAACAGGCATCCACGCTATACAAGCGACAACTGCAAATAAACCGATTCTAAGATTATCAGCAGGTCGCTATTACTTTGATTTTGTAGATGGCACAGATGTATTGAATGCCACTTACCCTGCTGGATGGGAATCAGTCACTACAATTGATGCAGCGCCTACTGGACAGGCTACGCTCACAGCGCAAAACATCGTAGGCACGTACGCAATTACGACTGATACATATGGGCGCTTTGTATTCAAAACCATAACAGCATCAGAGTTAGCAACTATCCAGACATTCGCTAACAGATTGGCAGGTCTCTAATGTACAGCGCACGATTTAACCTTACTCTATCCGACACAGTAAAAGACATCGCTGCAAAAGTTGGTAAAGGCTTTGACCCAGATTCTGGAGGGGAGTATTCATTCCACGATAACGGTGATGGCACTATCTCAACCAGTACACCATGTACCCCAGAGTTTAAGCGTGATGGTGAAATGCTCATGACTGACGCAACAATGCTCTATTACGCAATGCAGCAGAAATATGCCGAACGCTGGGCAGACTTAACGCCGCCTACATTGGCAGAGTGTCAGGCGTTTATTGCAGCGATTATTCCAGAGGAGACAGCATGACTACATACATCGGCTTTATGATTATCGCGCTAATCGTGCTGAATGTTTTAGATGCAGTATCAACTATTAAGGTTATATCAGCAGGAAAAGGCAAAGAGGCTAATCGAGTGGTGCGCTTTCTTATTGAGAAGCTAGGCGTAAAGGTTGCATTGATCGGAACGAAGGCATTGGTCATAGGCTGGTTTATCTATTCAATTAATACTTATGGCATAACGAACAGCACTGTATATAGCTTAATTGGATTAAATTTGTTGTATCTGTACACAGTGATTAGCAATTATAAAGTTTTGAATAGGTAACAACAATTAACTTACAAGCTCACTTCGGTGGGCTTTTTTATTGCCTGCTAGACACATGGACACTGTTATCTTTTCTGTAAATTAAACCAATTACGGAGTAGTGATCATGCCTTTTGCAGTTGTATTGATGTTATCAGACGATGGAAAAATGACAGTTGGCGAAGTTGACCCTGCTGTAATTGACACTACCGACTTTCAGCCAGTAGAAACTTTTGAAGATGGCGTAGAGGTAGCCGAGCGCATTTTGCTAGGTGACGAACCGCCGCCAGAAGTTGAAGAAGATGCTTTTAATGCCAGCGTAAAAGAGCCGGTTAAAAGCGGCATGACTATGGATATGGAAGAATAAGACCATTCGTATGAATAACGCCGCAGTAATAGCACAGGTTGACGAAGAGGCGCTCAAGCGTGAAGAGCAGAAGGCTTACGAACAACGTATAGACCGCCTGCAATCATTAAGCGCCGTACTCGTTAAGAAGCGTGACGAAGCCATTGAGGCCAGGCAACTATCTGGTATCGAGGAAGATTGGCGCGAGGATGAAGATCACTACGAAGGTATAGATGACGCTAACCGCGACCTGTACCGTAACCGTGGGAAGCCATTATCACCAGAAGGCGGCAGCGACAAAGACAAGGAGCAAGTAGTACGCTCACGGATCTTTATGAACATCACACGTTCATACGTGGATGCGGCAGCTGCCAAAGTGGCTGATATGCTACTGCCAACCGATGATCAGAATTGGGGCATAGAACCTACACCTATTCCAACACTTACCAAGAACAAGAAAAGCAACGATCCGCTAATAGCCCCTAACGGTCAGCCGGTTATGAGTTCAGATGATGCTGGCAATCCTAAACAGATGACAGTAGGCGAACATGCCGAACAAATCATTGAAGTGGCCAGAGTAGCAGCAAAGGCCGCAGAAACACGTATTGATGATTGGCTGAAAGAATCACGCTTTAACCATGAAACGCGCAAAGTGATTGAGAGTTGCGCACGATTAGGTACAGGTGTGATTAAAGGCCCTTATCCAGTAGCACGCGAACACGGCACGATTAGTAAAGAAGGTGGGCTGACTTCTATTGTGCGCAAGATGGAACTGTTCCCGGAATCATCAAACATTGATTGTTGGGATTTATACCCCGATCCATCATGCGGCAACAACATACACAACGGTTCCTACATATTCGAGAAAGGTCGCTTAACGAAGCGTGGCCTGGAAGATTTAAAGCAAGATACATCTTACATTGCAGAAATGATTGATATTTGCATTGCAGAAGGTCCGCAGAAGAAGAACCTGGAAGAGCGTGATGCAGAACGTCAATCACTGAACCTCGACAATAAGAGCCAATACGACATTTGGTATTACACCGGCTTTATCTCACCGGAAGATATGGAAGCTGCAGGCTGTCCATGTGGTGAGCGTAAAGAAAGCATACCGGCAACCGTAATGATGATTAATGACCGTGTAGTAAAAGCGGCAGTTAACCCATTAGACAGCGGTGCATTTCCATATGACGTAATGAACTGGCAAGAGCGCGATGGCTATTGGGCTGGTATTGGCGTATCAAGACAGATCAGAACACCACAGCGCATGTTAAATGCTGCCGTGCGTAACATCATGGATAACGCCGGGTTAATGAGTGGCCCACAAATTGTAATGAAGCGCGGAATTATTGAGCCTGCCGATGGTGTCTGGCAGATCACACCGCGCAAACTCTGGTACATGCTGGAAGATGCAGTAGGCAAGGTAGAAGATGCTTTTGCAGCTGTCAACATTCCGGCGATGCAGGACCAATTATTTAATATCGTTCAATTCGCCATCAAGATGGCCGAGGACGTGACCGGCTTGCCGATGTTATTACAAGGCCAGCAAGGCAAGGCGCCTGAAACCGTAGGCGGCATGCAGATGTTAAACAACAATGCATCAACCGTGATGCGCCGGATTGCACGCACTTATGACGATAAAGTAACCGAGCCACACATTAGCCGCTATTACGAGTGGTTATTGCTGGACCCGGAAGTGCCGGAATCAGAGAAAGGCGACTACAAGATAGTAGCCAAAGGCTCTAGTGCTTTGGTTGAACGCGACATTCAAAACCAGACCATTGCACAGATGGGCACAATGGTAGTCAATCCGACATTCGGAATCAATCCACAAAAATGGATAGCTGAATACTTTAAATCACAGCGCTTGAACCCGGCTTTATTCATGTACACCGAAGATGAATTGAAAGCAATGCAGGAACAGGCTGCAGCCAATCCACCACAGGACCCACGCCAGATTACAGCACAAGCGCAAATCGAAGCCACCAAGATTCGCACAGAAGGCATGGTGCAAGTTTCTCAAGCTAATACGCAAGAGAAGATGATGCAGCGCGAAATTGATTTGCAAGACGCACGCGAAGAACGCGCAAGCCGTGAACTACTGGCGCGCATGGCTTATGACACCAAGATTATGGAGCTGGCCGACAAGCGCGACTTAACCATTCAGCAGATCAAGGCGCAACTGGCAGATACAGCCATGAAAGAGCGCAACAAGAAGGATATGCAGAATCAGGAAATACTTGTTAAACAACAGCAAGGCTCGGGATTGTAATGGCTGACGATATTCTAAATAGAGCCAGAAGCAAGTATGGCTTTTTAAAAAACTTAAATGTAAACGTCATTGTTAATCCTAAAGACAATGGCATGTACGCAGAAACCTGGCCTATCAACGAGCCTGGCGCACAAGATCAGCCACGGCCAAAGGAATTGCCAATAAACGTGCTAGGCATTGAGATCAATAAACCAGATAGCTTTAGCGAAGATGACTTAGCCGGGGAAGCTTTGCACGTTGACCCGTTAGCCCGGCAAACAGCAGAGAGCATTACCAAAAGCATATCACCAGCGCAGCTATCAAAAATACTGACTAATTCAAACGACTACGAATTATCAATAAAACTTGGACTTGATGAAGCCAGGGCGACGCAGAACGCAATGGATTCAATGATTAGAGGCTATGTAGTTGGACAGTGGCCAAAGGAAGCTATTGATGAAATTGGTTTAGATCAAAGTCAGAGAGCTTTGCTTGAAGGTCTTAAAGATTATGCGACTACAGGCAAGTCTGAAAGAGAACTGCAGCAAGAAGGATTTGATAGCTCACTAGCGCGGTAACACAGGTGGACAGGATTAAAGTAAATACAACATGACAACAAAATTACTGTTAAACGCAGCTGAAAAGCAAACGGCGCTCTGGGTAAAAATCAAAGCGCACTTGGAATCAAGGCTAGAAACATGCAGAAAGCAAAACGATGGTGATGCTGATGCAGTTCAAACCGCAAAGATGCGAGGCAGAATTTTAGAGCTTAAAAGTTTTTTGGCGCTGGAAAATCCACCGCCAGGATTTACAAGAGGCGTTGAGGAATCACCCCCTTTTGAGTAAACAGGAGTTTTAAATGCAATTAGATGAAACAACTGCAAGTGATGAAGTAGTTGATCAGGATGCGCAACCTACCGCGCAAGAGATCGAGCAAGCAGAAGAGAACGCTGCATTTGCTGCCAGTTTGAATAATGAAGTACGAGCCGAAGAGGCCCCTACCGAAGATGCAGACGCAGAACAAGCAGAAGTAACCGATGCTGATAATGCAACACAGGATGACCAAGCTAGTGATGAACCGGCCATTGAAGCACAAGTAGGTGTAACACCAGAGCAACTAACAGCAATGTTAGCCAAGATGCCAAAGATCGAAGAAATTGAGCAGATGACAGCTGCCGAAATTCGTAAGGTTCACGGCAAAATTGGTGAAATAAACAGCGCATTACTTGAGTTAAAAAAGAATGGACAGGGCCAGCAACAAGCGAAAGTTAATTTTAGTGGTGCAAGCTTCAAGCGCATGCAGGAAGAGTTTCCGGAAATTGCAGAAATATTGGCAGAAGATTTTAATAATTTTAGCGCGGATGCAGGCGGAAACCAATCAAACGAAACGATTGAAAACCGTGTAGCGCAAGTACGCGAAGAGTTAAGTAAGGATATGCAGAAGAGCTTGTTGCTAATTCAGCACAAGGACGCACCAACGCTTTTAGTATCAGACGATTACAAAGTTTGGAAGCAAACGCTACCAGAGGATGAACGCGCTGAACTCGATAATAGTTGGGATGCAATGTATATCGGTGAAAAACTTACGGATTATAAAAATTGGTTTGCACAAAAGAACAGCGGTGCGCAGGAACGCAAAGAGCGATTACAGCGTGCCATTACACCAAAAAATACACAAGCCGCATTGAAGCCGCAGGCGATGACAGAACTCGATGGCTTTAATTCAGCATTTAAACGATAAAAAGGAAACATCATGGCTATTCAAACAATGACCACAAACGCAGCACGTATTGGCAAACTTAAAGGCGACATGCTCAAACATGCAATGCCGATGGAAGTTTTGTGCAAGACCGGCTTACAGAAAAAAATGCCGAAGAACTCTAGCGATACAGTAATTTATCGCCGCGCATTGCCACCAGGCGGCGTAGATAACAAATGGATTTCTGGTACAAACGTTGGTACATTTGCCGATGACTACAAACTTAACGAAGGCGTAACACCATCAGCACGCACAATGGCGTACACAGACGTTACCGCAGTAGTTGAGCAATACGGCGTGCTGTATTCAATCACTGACAAGACATTTGACCTGTACGAAGATGACGTTGCAGCTGATATGAAAAAACAAATCGGTGAAACAATCGGTTTGATTCGTGAAATGGTTTGCTTCGGTGCGTTGAAAGCAGGTACTAACAAGTACTACGCTGGCGGTATCAGCACAGATACAGTGGATGAATCACTGTCTTTGAAGCTTATCCGCAAAGTAGCACGCAGCCTGCAATCTAATCACGCTAAACGCATTACTTCTATCTTGGATTCAAGTGGCGGTTATGGCACATCATCTGTAGAAGGCGCGTACATTGTGT